CGTTCTTGGGCTATCGCCAAGCGGTAAGGCACAGCACTTTGACTGCTGCATTCGCTGGTTCGAATCCAGCTAGCCCAGTTAAAAGTACTAAATTATGGAGCATTAGCTCAGTCGGTAGAGCACTTGACTTTTAATCAAGTTGTCCGGGGTTCGAATCCCCGATGCTTCACTGGAACAAGCAAAAGCTTGTTCCTATTTTTTTACAATTGCATAGGCGGGCATGGCGGAATTGGCAGACGCGCTAGATTTAGGTTCTAGTGGGAGACCGTGCAGGTTCAAGTCCTGTTGCCCGCATTGCAAAACCCTTGAAAAATCAAGGGTTTTTATTTTTTGTGTTGCATTTCGTGTTGCATAAACTGTTAAAGTAGTCATTTGCAACAGTATTCATCTTTTTTGTAGAGTCGTCAAGTGCGTGTCGGTATACATTTTTTAATACGGTATCGCTTTTCCAACCACCTCTTTGCATAATGTAAGCATCTGGAATACCTAATGCATGTTGTATGGAGGCACTATAATGCCGTAGGTCATGGAAACGAAATTTAGGTAAGCCACTTTTTTTAATAATTGTAACAAATCTATCAGAAATTTGCCCAGGTGTTAAATGAGTGATTTGCCCAGATATCCCCGACATTTTTTCTATTACAAAATGCGGAAACTCAATATACCGGTCCCCCTTTTCTGTCTTAGTACTTTTCCTTACCCATTTTCCATTTTCATCAAGAGCCAATGCATATTCTACGTGCACGACGTCGCCAGCGATGTGGTCAGAACAAAGAGCAGCTATTTCACCTCTTCGCATTGGACCAAATGCTGCCAAGAGTACTGGAATTTCCATTTCAGTGTCTTTAACGTAAGAAATTAATTTTTTAATATCGTCTTCATCAGGGATGTACAAAGTTGGAGGTTTCTTTTTTGGCAAAGCTGTTCGCAGTGTAAACTCAGGGCGATATGTTGCAAATACTGCTGACAATAATCCGTGCATATTTCTGACCGATTTTGGGGAGTGTGTCAGACTCTCTTTGTTAATTTCTAATTGTACGTCTTCTTGCGTGATTTCGGACAACATTTTATCCATCAGACCTTGCAGGTCACTTTTTCGTGAGCGTTTGTATTCTCGGATTGTACTAGGAGACAAAACAGAAGAACGGGCTTCAATATATCGCTCTAAGGCTTCGCTGTATGTGAAATTACATTTGCTTACAGATTCCTTGCCTGCCGCCCATTCAGCCGCTTGCCTTTCAGCATCACGTTTCCCTTTTGTGCCAGGCAAATTGCTGGTAAATGATTTATAAATTCTCTTTTTCTTAATCGTTCCATCTTCCTGGACATATTCTTCGGTGTGAGAATATATCTGACATCGCCAGGAACCAGATGGAAGTTTTCTAGCTGTTGCCATAAGAATCATCTTCCTTTCTTTTTTGGTATAAAAATAACAGCCAGCTTGGAACAGATGTTCTGCTTGCGTGACTGCTCCGGAGATGATACAATAATTTTGTTAATAGGAGATGTATCATCTCTGGATATTTACTTGTGTTTGCCGGTTTCTGTTGGAGCAGGAGCCGGTTTTTCTTTTGTTAATAAATATTAGTATTGATACTGATTTGTATAAGCGAATACTTTATAATCTGCAATGGATGCGCTTGTGATATCTTCCGGAAGAAATACCGGTTCTAATTCAAATCCAATTTCTTCATCAGGCTGTAAAGTGTTTGCAAGAACAGTCGAAAGCTGACCAATCGGTTCAGCATTTTCATTGAATAAGACCGCAGTTACACAAATATCTGTCTGAGCTGCTCCGGTTGTGTTTTTTACTTTTCCGTGTAAGTCAACACTACCCATATCCTTATCGTAAACCTCTGTATTACTTACTTCTAAGCGAACATTGTCTACTTTCGCAGTGGAAGCATTAATGTGAGGAGTGATTGTAATTCCTTCGGTTGGAGTTTGGTCATCCATAAGTTGTTCTTCGTAATAATAACCTTTTTCACCTGGTTCAATTACTTGAGGAGCAGGTGTAAAACTTCCACTGGTTGTATGAATGATTGTTCCATCTTCTGCAGTTAATTCATAGGAACTGAAATCTAAATACAAATTACTACTTCCAGTATTTTCAATTTCAACAATAGACTGTCCAATTAAATCAGAGATGCTATCTCGGTAAAATGAAACATTCTTATAAGTAACTTCAAAAGAAGCTTGTTCTTTGGAAGTATTATTTGCAGTGTCAGAGGATGAAGAATCAGAAGTAGTTGTATCACTTGTTCCGGTTTCTGATTCAGTTGCTGTTTCTGGAGCATCTTTAGAAGTTTGAGTCAATTCAACAGTAGAAGTTGTACCCATTGCTGAGACTTCATAACTGATTTTCCCATTTTTGTATGTAAATTCTTTGGTATCATCAGTCGATGCAAGCAATGCGGAATCTGTTTTTTCTTTATTCCTATCAGAAGTCCATGAATATTCTTCAACAAATTCAGTTGGTGCAGTATACGTTCCAGACCAATAAACGGATTTTGTTGCCCCATCATCGGAAATCCAGTTAATTTCGATAGAATCATCAGTTATTGTTGCTTCTTGATAAGAACCATCTTTATTTTCAGATGCCCACACACCGGTTAGGTCAGTTGGTTCTTTTGCCTCTTCCTCTTTTTCTTCGCTCTGGGAAGTTTTAGAGTTTTCTTTTGTGCTTCCGGAAAAAGAGCCGGTTCCGCACCCTACGACACTGACTGATAATGTAGCCAGTAGAAGCATTGTTACAATTTTCTTTTTCATAGGTAATTCCCCTTTTCATATAAAATACACAGTAATTTCATTATTTATTTTATCCTTTGTGAGTGCATTTATATATGCGCCTTGTCCTCCTTTCAAATTCAATCTATTTTCATCACTCCCAAAGCAGGAATGAAATAAATAGCGTAGTTATCCACAGTTGTACACACACCGTGCTTGCTCCGGTAGCAGTCAATCGCCTCTTGCAAGTATTCTTCCGTCACATCAAGATATTCCGCTATGTCTGATGCGGACCGGCAGCCATGCTCAAATGCTCTGATAAGTCCCATGAGTCCAATTTTGAGATTGAATCCATAGAGCCGTGCACGGTATTCCTGTTTACGGTTTGAAACATCTGTTTGGTCTAAAATGTTTCCGGAAGTTGTGTAGTAATGTCCGAGTTCTTCTGCGAGGACACAGGATTTTTCTGTTTGAGTTTTAATTGTGTGCCGAATAGCTATTTTATTCCCCTTAATTCGCCCATCACTGGAAAGCAATGGCTTTTCCTTTATAATCAAATCTTTATTATCTGATTCTATTAGCATTTCTTCGTAATTCAAAAAAATCACCTGCCAAATCAGAAATCATCATCATCCATGATATCATCATCATGCTTTTTCATTTCGTCAGTTACTTCAATGTCGGTACGTTCGTGAGCTGCGACTGCTTGTAAATAATTATCATTATACAAAGGGCTGCAAGTCATTTCTTGAACGGTGTTCAAAAGTTTTACTTTACCTTTTTGATTCAATTTAGAGGCTTCGTTGATCAAGGAATTTTCATAGCTGTTTTTCTGAATAGAGATAGTTTCAAGTTGTGAATGTTCCTCTACTAGGTCAGCTTTTGAAATTCCGAAATAATTTGCCATGAGTTCTATTTTGTCAATTCTAGGATAAGAATTACCCTTAACCCAATCAGTGAAAGTAGTATATTTAACACCTAGAGCTTCACACATTTCATTTCTAGTTTTTTGGTGTTTATCCATATAATAGAGAATATTTTTTGACATAATTTTTTTATTGCCAAGATTATTCATTTTATCACCTCTCTTTAATGTAAGTGTAATATAAAATCGTAAAAAAATCAAGAAAAACTAAAAAAATTACGAAAAAACCGTTGACATTACGATTAAATCGTAATATACTATACTTGTACCAAACGAGTACGCAATACAGAGAAAGGAGGAAGAAACGGTGGATGAAATGATAGAGAAAATAAAAAAAGCCAGAAAAGTGATAACAGCACTCATCTGGCTCGCCTTGGAAATAGGCACTCTACTCTCAGTCATAAAAATGATAGTAGAGTCATTATTTTAGAGGGAAGGGGCGAAAGCCCCAACCCACTTTTACCTTATCATGGATTCACCGATAAATCAATATGAAAAAATTAATTTATGAATTGATTAAGTTGATTTTAGCGATTGTAATTCTTATTTGCACAGTAGTAGGGCTTTATTTACTGCTGGTCTGACAAAAAAGCTGACCTATCGGCAAGACGGGGAGAAAGGAAACAATAGTGCAAGGCAAGATTCCAGAAACGATGGAAACAACTTTGAAACAGGCTCGTGAGTTATGTGGATATACACAGTCGGAAGCTGCAAAAAAAATTGGAGTAAGTCCAGATACGCTTGGAAATTACGAAAGGGGAAAAAGTTATCCGGATATTCCAGTGTTAAGAAAAATTGAAGAATTATATGGAGTACCGTATAATAGACTTATTTTTTTACCATTAGATTACGATAAAACCGTAAACAGAATGTAAAAAACTTTAAACTTACAACACCTGAAAGGAGAGATGTGAAATGTGTTATCCAGGATTAAAAGGAGAACGAGGCTGTGTAGGACCGGAAATAGTAGAATATGATTTTTTATTTTCAACCGTTAAGAATTCACTGAAAGCAAGAGGTATTCATTTCAAAAATGTAAGTGAATTTTCTTTGAAACGTGTGGATGGCAAATGGTTAGTTACTGTAATCAATGGCGATGTTTGCAGATTTGAACTTTAGTTTGCAAGGAGGGGGGTGAGAGAAATGAGCCCATGCCCAATAGGGGAAAAAGGAGAAAAAGGATATACCATAAAGACAAAAGAAGAGTTTCTCTTCCGTTTATCAAGACTTAGCACATCCGGCAAATTGGAAGAAGTTGCCGAAAAAAGTATTTGCCGGATGTATCCTGTTTTAATTCCTTATTTTGATAATTGGGATTATACACAGCCCCTTAATCCAGAGAAATTGATGCGCCAAATAGTTGAGCAACCTCTTGTAAAGCGATACATGACTCCTTGGGAGCGAGTGTTAACCATTGTTTTAAAGCATCCAGAAGCGGTTGACTGGCATTAAGTTCACTTAAAAGAGGAACTGCGTGCCAGACTTCTGGGAAATGTTGAAAAATCGGAAGAAGTCGGAGGGCTATGTATCTGTTGGTTTCACGACAATAACAGAACTTTTCTAAAGTTTGCAAAATTTCAGGAGACTGAGAACAGAAAGAATTCAAATTAAGTGAATGAATTTTTTCTAGTGTATTTTTAACATACTCTTCTAGCGCAAGATAATAAGGGGCACCAGTTCTGGAACTTGTTATAGAGACACCGAGACGTTTCCAGTATTTTGAAAACTCCAGAAGAAAATAACAGGAGGCAAGTTCACAGATTGATTCTTCAAGCCAGCGAAGTGTTGAAACGACATCACCAGGAATCATATAATGACACATCTCGTGAGCGAGTTGATAACAAGTATTAGCCCAATAGTCTGGTTCAGAAGTAAGATAAATAATTTTTTGACTTCTTAGAGTTTCAGGATATGTTTTAGCATCTGTAAATTCAATAACAGCTTCCGGACTTTGCTGAATTGGAAGCGAAATATTCATTACATGCAATAAAGAATCTATTGCAAAGAGTGAAAGTTCAAAGTCATGCTCTGAAATCAAGATGGGTTTGTTATCTTCATTTTTTAGTCCATTATCAGGATAACGAACCAGAAATTGAGGAAATAAGTTTAGATTTTTTTCCATAAGTAAAGTACCTCCTAAAATTAATATGTGGTTAATTGTTAAGGCATGGCAGTGCCTTGTAATTAGAGAATAAGAGAGTGGGAGAAAAAAGTCAATCAAAAGGAGAGTGAGAAAAATCAGCAGAAGAATAAGACGTGAAAGCGACTCGTCTGACAGTATTGCGTATAACAATATCATCACAAATATCAAGGATATCATCAAAAACAAAGGCTTAAAGCAGTCATTTGTAGCAGAGCAGGCTGGTCTTACTTCGCAGAGTTTCAGCGATATTCTGAACAACAGAAAACTTTTGCGTGTGGAGCATCTTCCGGAACTGGCAGATGCGTTGGGAGTTGAGATTGAAGACTTTTTTAGAAAGAGAGGTGAAGAGGTATGAAGTGCTATAAATGCGGATATGAACTTAATCTCTTAGAGGATGAACGCTATTGCCCTAAATGTGGATATCCGGTAAATCCATACAAAGATGAAATCTACAATGCTCTGTCAGATTTCATCAACAACGAGTTAAAAATAGTTTTGACAGTAAAAAACATTAAAGATGGATATGCGGATTGTGAAGTGCATTTTGAAACAACAGAGCACAAAAATGATGAACGAGGATGGAAAGTAAAAAGAGAGGTATTTGCAAGTGAATTTTTTACAATATTGGATAAAACTCTTGTAGGAGCTGATGTCAAATTTAATGCCGATGCAAATGTTATCTTTGTAGAGAATATAAGAATTGAGGTACGTAAACATCATTGCGCTGTGTATCAAGATAATGAGTTTATCATGAGTTTTCCTGGCAGAATTTGTTCCGAAATTTACGCATATACAGCAATTGCATTATTAGTTAATAAGATGCTTCGAGACCAAAAACTAAAAAAGGATGCCCCTTTTAAATAAAAAAGAACAGATAGGAGGAGTAACAAGGATGAAAAAATTATTTATTTCGCAACCGATGCGAGACAAAACAGATGAGGAAATTCTTGCCGAAAGAGAAAAGGCAGTTAGAGTAGCAAAAGAAATGTTTGGAGAGGATGTAGAGGTTATTGATTCTTTCTTCAAAGAAGCATCGCATGATGCTCCATATTGGTATATTGTTGGAAAAACACTTGAGTTACTTACTTATGCAGATGTAGCTTTTTTCAGCACCGGATGGGAAATGGATACAGGGTGCAGAATTGAACATATATGTGCCAACGAATATGGTATTCAAATTATTAGAAATATGACATTAGAACCATTTAAAGAGCGAAGAGTCGCACTGACTAAATATGAGTTGGCTGACATTAAAACACATTTAATTAGGGCAGAAGAACATTATAAAAAGCAATTATATTTCTGGGAACAGTTAGCTCTAAGAAAAGATTCGAAAGGCGAACTGGAGTATCCAAATGTGGTCGAGAATATTAAATTTTTAAGAGGACTGAAATGGAATGTTGAACGACTTCTGAAAAAAATTAAAAAAATGGAGTGATAAGGTTGAGCGATTTAAAGATTTTTAACAGTGAAAAGTTTGGACAGATGAGAACAATCAATATTAATGGAGAAGTGTGGTTTGTAGGGAAAGATGTAGCAGAGGCACTTGGATTTAAAAATTCCAGAGATGCGATTTTGACACATGTTTTTGAGGAAGATAAGGGAGTAGATACTATCTACACCCTTGGCGGATACCAGAAAATGACAATAATCAATGAATCTGGATTGTATGCATTAGTATTTAGCAGCCGATTGGAGACGGCTAAAGATTTTAAACATTGGGTAACCAGTGAAGTGCTTCCAGCAATTAGAAAAACAGGTTCTTATCAAAAACCGATGAGCCAAGTTGAAATGATGCGTATCCAGCTTGGAATGATTGATAACCATGAAGAACGAATTGCTGAACTTGAGCAAAGCATGACGATTGATTACGCTCAGCAGCAGGCACTTAAAGAGACAGTAAACTATATTGTAGTTGATGCGCTTGGTGGAAAAGGCAGTGAAGCGTATAGAGAAATCAGTAAGAAAGTATTTTCGGAGTGTAATAGAGATATACAGAGATACTTCCATGTAAATTCAAGAAACAACGTACCAAAGAAACGTTTTGATGATGCGATTGAGTATGTACAGCATTGGCAACCATGTACAAATACTCAAATCGCAATCAAAGAATGTAACTCACAGTTACAATTTGCTTAGGCAAAGAAAAAGGTCCCATGGGAAATAGGGGTTTCCTGTGGGACACAAGCCTAAATAAATCACTTATATCTTAACAGGTATGCAGGAGAAATACAATGAAAAAAATGAGCAATAAGAAAAAAATGGATATTCTTGAAACTGCTCTGGGGCTGTGGACAGGCATCTGCTTCGGTGGCTGGTTGTGTAATGCTATCGAGTGCAAAGATGCAGAAGCATTATTATTTGCTGTAGCTTGGATTGCGGGACCGGCAGTAATTTTCTTCCTTGCTGGTTTATGGCAGGTAAGAAAGAAAAACAAAGCAAAGAAGCAGGCAGAGAAGTTTATTGAGAACTGGGCAAAATTTAAAATCGAAAAGGATAAGGCATCATGAGCAAGGTAAAAATGGAGTTTGTGGCACTCGAAGAATTAATTAGAGATTCGGAGAAAGTTAGAGTCTTAAACAGCTTGTTAGACAATTCAAGAGAGTGCGGAGAGGAGAAAATAGCGCTGGACGTGCTTAGTGCAGTGCTTGGTGTAAAAACGAGAGAACCGTTGACAGTAGATAAAGTTGTAGAGCTGTTTGAAGAGAAATGGAAAGAGGGATGAGAGGATGCCAGCTGTATATTTAAGTAAAGAGCAACAGCGTGCCGCTCAGGTAAGACGGTGTTTAGGTGGAGCAATTTGTGCAAACGGAAGCTATAAAAAAGACTTAGCGAAAAATGCAGGTATGAAGTATCATACATTCTTAAAACGTCTGAATGAACCGGAAACATGCACACTTAGCGAACTGTGGACTATTTTGGATACGTTGAACGTTCCAGAAGAGGAAAGAAGCAAGATGTTGATTTAGGAGGAAAGAAACTATGATGGATGAATACTTGTTGGAAATGAAAACCGGAGCTGGATGCTCGGCTTCTGCATCCTCTGCCGGACGCAGAAAAGAAGTTGCAAAAGAACATGAGTTGTTGGAAAGAACAATTCTGATTACAAAGAGAGAGGAGAACTAAGATGTTAAAGTTATATGAAATTGCAGAAGAATACATGCAGTTATGCGAAATTGCAGAAGATACCGATGTGGATACGCAAGTGTTTGAAGATACACTTGCAGGGATTGAAGCAGAACTGGAAGTAAAAGCGGATGCTTATGCTGTAATCCTTACAAATTTAGACAATGACACCGAAAAGATTGATAAAGAAATCGAAAGACTTACAATAATGAAAAAGACCTTGAAGAGTCGCAGTGACTTTTTAAAAAGAAATCTCACAAATACTATGCTGTTGATGGATAAAAAGAAATTCAAGACAGATATTCATTCTTATAGTATTTCAAAAAATGCTCCATCATTGAATATTCTTGATGCAACAAAGATTCCGGAGAAGTACATGGTTATTCAGGAACCGAAGTTGGATAGAAAAATGCTGTTAGCAGATGTCAAAGCGAATCCGGAAGAGTTCAAGGGGATTGCTGAAACGAAGCAGACGGAAAGTTTGAAAATCAGATAAGGAGCGAAAATGGAGAAAATTTATAGTGCGATTGCCTCAATTATGCAAAACATTGGGGCAATCGGAAAGGAGCAGGAGGCAAAAAAAGCCAACGGTGAACGGTTATATAAGTTCAGGGGAATTGATGCAGTTTTAAATGCATTACATCCATTATTTGTTGAATACAAGCTATTTTCCATTCCGGTCGTAAAAAATGTAGATATAGCAACGATAGGAAACACGAAACGAGCAGTTGTTAATGTCGATTATGTTTTTACATCAGCAGAGGATGGCTCAAGTATCACTGTGTCAATGACCGGCGAGGGGATGGACAGCGGAGATAAGGCGGTAAACAAAGCTCTATCAGCGGCATATAAGTACGCTTGTTTCCAGCTATTTTGCATCCCGACAGAGGGAGATATGTGTGACTCTGAAAAGGATAACGAGCATCAGAAGATGCAGCAATTAGAAAAAGAAAATGAAGAACTCAAACAAAAGCTAGGTAGAAAAATTACTGAGGAAGAGATAATAAAACTCAGTAACGAGCTGATTCGTACCGGGTATGGAGCAGATAAAATTTTAAAACGTGAAAAAATAGATTCTGTAGAACAGCTGAATTATGAGAGATATCAGTTTTATATGAAAAATTTTGAAAAAACACCGGATAAACCAAAAAAATAGGAGGCTAAGAAATGAATAAAGTAACATTGATGGGAAGATTAACAGCAGCACCAGAGGTTAGATATCCCCCTGGTGAAAACTCAACAGCGATTGCCAGATATACACTTGCAGTTGACAGACGTTTCAAGAAAGAGGGGGATACATCTGCTGACTTTATCAGATGCGTGGCATTTGGAAAGCAGGCAGATTTTGCAGAAAAATGGCTGGAAAAAGGAACGAAAATCTGTATCTGCGGAAGAATCCAGACTGGAAGCTATACAAACCGTGATGGGGCAAAAGTGTATACGACCGATGTGGTTGTGGAAGAACATTATTTCTGTGAGAGCAAGGCAGCAGGAGTGGGGACTCATTCTGCTCCGGAACAGAGACATGTGGATGATGATGGATTTATGAACTATCCAGACGACGGAGAACTTCCGTTCTAGTTAAAAAGGGGGATGAGTTAAATGGCTGAAAAGAGAATGTTCACACAGAAAATCTGTGATAGTGATGCATTTCTTGATATGCCTCTTACTACACAAGCTCTTTATTTTCACTTGAATATGAGAGCAGATGATGATGGATTTGTAAATAATCCGAAAAAAATTCAGCGCATGATTGGAGCTTCCGAAGATGATTTGAAGCTCCTGGTGCTGAAACGTTTTATTCTAACCTTTGACAATGGTGTAATTGTTATCAAGCACTGGCGGATGCATAATTTGCTCCGAAAAGACAGATATCATCCTACACAATATCAAGAAGAACTTGCATTATTAGACTTGAAAGAAAATGGCTCATATACTGAAAAAATATCTGAAAATACAGAAGTAATTGAGCTGGCAACCAACTGGCAACCAACTGGCAACCAGTTGGCAACCGAGGTTAGTGTAGGTAAGGTAAGGTTAGATAAGGTTAGTGTAGGTAAGTGTAGTGCAGAAGAAACACCAGACCACACACAACACACAGAAATCACTTATGAGAGCCTTTGCAAGAAATATGGCAGGGATTTTGTCGATGAACGTATTAGAAGAGCAAAATCGGCAAAATACAAAGCGACAGATAATATTGAGACTGTTGCGAAATGGTGCGAAGAGGATGCAGCAGCAGGAAAAACTAAGAAAACGAAATTCAGCAATTTTCCGAACAGGGATTATGATGTATCTGATTTAGAGAGAAAGTTATTGATGAGTTGACAGGGGTGAGAAAATAATGAACGAACTAATAATTGACTGTTTTGCAGGCGGTGGCGGTGCATCAGTGGGAATTGAAATGGCATTAGGCAGACAAGTTGATATTGCAATTAATCACGACCCAGATGCAATATTGATGCATCGGACAAATCATCCGGATACATTGCATTTAACTGAGGATATTTTTAAAGTCAACTTAAAAAAATACATAAAAGGTAGACGTGTGGCTCTTATGTGGGCATCTCCGGATTGTACAAGTCATAGTAAAGCAAAAGGTGGGCAACCTCGAAAAAAAGGTCTTAGAATCCTGCCATGGGCGGTTTATAAACATGCAAAAGATATCCTGCCAGAAGTAATTATCATGGAAAATGTTGAAGAAATTCAGCAGTGGGGACCATTGGATGAGAAAGGACGTCCCATTCCAGAACGGAAAGGTGAGGACTATAAGAAATTCATAGCTGCAATGAAAAATTTGGGGTATGAATTTGATAGTAGAGAATTAGTAGCAGCAGATTACGGAGCACCAACGACAAGAAAACGCTGGTATGCAATTTTTCGAAGAGATGGCAGGGAAATTTGTTTTCCATCACCAACGCACAGTAAAGACGGAATAGGCTTTAAACGCTGGAAAGAGTGTGGAGAGTATATTTTTTGGGATGATTTAGGAAAATCTATATTTGACCGGAAAAAGCCTCTTGCAGAGGCAACACAAAAGAGAATTGCAAATGGAATCAAGAAGTATATTATTGATGCGCCAACTCCCTATGTTGTAAAAAATGAAAAAGCACTTGCTTTTATTATTCAATATCACGGAGAAACGAAAAAAGGAGACTCCAGAGGACAATTACTTACAGAGCCACTTAAAACTATTGATACATCGAACCGATATGGATTAGTGACAGCGTTTATTACAAAATATTATAAAACTGGAATCGGACAGGGATGTGATGAGCCTTTACATACAATTACTACATCACCAGGACATTTCGGACTTGTGTCTGCATTTTTAATAAAATATTATGGCTCTGGTGTAGGACAAGAATTAGATAAACCACTGGGAACAATTACAACAAAGGACCGGTTTGGTCTAGTAAATGTTGTGATTAATATCAAAGGTCAAAAGTATGTGATATCTGACATATTTTTAAGAATGTTAAAGCCAGAAGAATTGAAACGGATGCAAGGATTTCCAGATGATTATATCATTGACAAGGATTACAATTGGAAAAGCTATCCAGTAGCAAAGCAAGTGGCTAGAATTGGAAACAGTGTTGTGCCGGAAATGGCTAAAATGCTTGTAGAAGCAAATTGTAACTACTTGAAAAAAGGCGAGAGAATGCCGAATTTGTTGATAGATGATACAGGAAAACAATTGAAATTTGCGTAAGAGGGTAAAATTGAAAGTGATTATGTTTGTATTAGTGCTCTTAGCACTTACAGCAAGCTGCTGGATGATTGTTCGAGATACTGACAGAGAAGTGGACGATGCGGAGCAGGAAGAATACTTGAAGAAATGGATGGAGGAGAGAAAGAAATGATAAAGAACATGGGAGAAGACAGAGTAATTATATCTTTGACAGAAGATGAATTGTTAGATTCTATTGCTAATTTTAAAGCGTTGAAGCCGATGATGCAAGATATTGTACGTAAAGCAAATGGCAGTGATACAAAACAGGGAACGAAAGACGCAGTTGAATTAGGGCATGATTTTGATGTAGCGATTGAAGCTATGACAATGCTGGTTGTGAATATCCAGAAAGGAGAGAAATCTTGAGGGTAGAGTTAAAAAATGGAATCACACTGGAATTTGACTCAACCGGAATGGTGGAAGATTTCAGAGAGTGTGAAGAACTTTTTGAAAGAGCTGAAAGAAATCCGAATAAAAAGGCGAATACAAAAAATTGTGATACGTGTAAATGCAATCTGTACATTGAAGATGTATGTCTATGTTGCATTCCGGAAGTTGTAAAAGCGTTTAAGGAGAATAAAAATGAGTACAAAAATAAGTGAAGAAATTCAACATATTATGTGTGAAATCGGGGAGCTTGAGGAAATTGTAACAGCATCACTCGGTATGCTGGAAGACTTAAATGACACACTGCCAGAGTCTAAAGGAACTAATATGTCGAAAGATAGACAGATTGTATTAATGCAAAAGGTGTTTTTAGAAAAAGTAAAAAACGGACTCACTCAAAGTTTAAAAAATTTAGACGATGTGTGGCTTGATGCGTCACAAGAGGAAAGAGAGAAATGAAAAGAGAAAAGTTAGAACAAATGCTTGGTAAGAAAGTTGAAGTAACATTAGTTGACAAAGTGAAGTATACAGGAATCTTAAGAAAGACTAGGGACGAGGCTTTTAGAGATAATCCTAATTTGTTTTATCCATTAAGATATTACTTTTTGACAGATGAAGCAAATCAATGCAATTCAGTATTATTCCGTGTATCTTACGTGTGGAAGTGCAAGGTAATCAAATAAACGGAAAGGAAAAATAAATGGGTTATAGAGATATTACATCCCAGAGTGCTGTTAAGCCAGTGCTCTGGGGAACGAGAGCGGTGGAGAGAGACAAGAAAAGACAGCAGGAGCTGGAACAATTACATAATGTTCGTGTTGGGAAAGAAGTAAAGATTCAGGTGGAAGATTCTGATATCTCGGATGGGAGAAAACGCAAAAGAGTGGAAATCAAGAAAGCGACTGTTGCAGGAGTCTATGAGCATTTCATCCTGCTGCATTTCAAAGTAAAAGGCAATGGTTTGCAGGAAACATTCTTCTGGGATGACTTCCGGAAAATGAGAAGATAGCAAGTAACACGAGAGGAGGCGATGCCAGTGGAGCAGGAAAATGACAAGAAAAAAGAATACCTCTTGCAATACAGAAAGGCAGAGAGAAGAGAACAAAATATCTTGGAAGAAATCCAAGAACTGCGGGCGGATAAGTTGTTTCCGTCCGTATCCATGGATGGGATGCCAAAGGGAAGCGGTCAGGCAGATTTGTCTGACTTTGTTGCGTTGATGGACGAACTAATTGAGAAACTGAAAGAAGAACGTCTTTGCAAAGTAAAACTCAGAATGGAGATAGAGGGGAAAATAAAAAGAATGGACGATACAGATGAAGCAGATTTGTTAAGGATGCGTTATCTTCGAGGAATGAAGTGGGAAGAGGTAATGTCAAAAACAGGATATTGTCGGGCACAAGTGAATAGAATACATGGAAGAGCATTAGAGCATTTTGAAATGTAAAAATTATGGATAAGATTTCTTTATAAGTGTTGACATACGTATTAATACGTAGTATAATAGAATTAACTTAAGGAAAGGAGAATATCAGATGCCAATCAAGCCAAGTGAAATGATAAAACTTTTAAAGAAAAACGGTTTTATCATAGTCAGTCAGAATGGTTCGCATGTAAAAATGCGAAACCAAGAAACTGGAAACCAAACAATTGTTCCTTTACATAATAAGGATTTGAAAAAGGGAACAGAACAGACAATACTGAAACAGGCGGGGCTGAAATAAGCCCCTGTCTTTCAAAAAGTAGGAGGTAAAGGCAATGAAGAAATTATTTTATCCAGCAATTTTTCACAAAGCAGAAGAGGGAGGGTTTTGGATTACATTTCCAGATTTACCTGAGTGTATAACAGAGGGTGATGATATGGAAGAAGCATATAATATGGCAGTAGATGCTCTTGGCTTGGCATTGACTGACCGTATCAAATCCAAAGAAGAACTTCCAAAGGCATCCGATATTGAAAATATAGAAAAACCAGAAGATGGTGTAATTGTTGTAGTCCAGTTCGATAAAGCTGAATATGACCGCAGACACAATAGCAGAGCAGTAAAAAAGACACTTACAATTCCGGAATGGTTAAATGAAGAAGCACTTGCTATGAATATTAACTTTTCACAGGTGCTTCAAGAAGCATTGATGGAAAAAGTTGGTATTCGTTAAAAGATGGAATAGAATGAGACATTCACCTTATGATATAGTGTAAATGGGTTTGAAAGGCAGAGAGCAAACAAAGTTTCATTACCTAGCCTATTTACGGTCATTGGTTTTTGATTTCCATAGGTATCCTCTAAAGTATTAAGTGTTATGTAGTCACAGCCTGTTGAATTGTCAACAGGCGCATCAAAGCGTCGCTCAGTGGTAGAGCACTTGCAACGCATCTGCAAGAGGTCGGGGGTTCGATTCCTTCCGCTGTTGCTCACACGTGACGGTGTGCCCACTTGTTCGGGTAATGGACAAGAGCTGGTAAGTGCTAAACTTACATGTTTCTCTTTTCTTTACATTTTATCCATATAGCATCCAGTATTTACTGGGTGCTATTTTTATACATAAATTTAGCAAGACAGGAAGGTGGGTGGATGGCAAACTATGAAAACATAAAAGATGCAAATAATAATCGAACTCCGAACGAACGCCGAGAATTAGCGAAAAGAGCTGGCGAAGCATCCGGTGAGGCGAGGAGAAAAAGAGCGAATTTTAGAAAAACTTTAAACCTGCTGCTTAGTGCAAAAATTGAGAACGAGGAATTAACTCCATTTCTGGAAAGTCTTGGCATAGACAGCACTCTTGAAAGTGCAATCAATATGGCAATGATAAAGAAAGCACTAAAGGGTGATGTAAAGGCTTATGAGGCTGTAGCACGGTTTGCAGGACAGTATGAAGTACCAGACGAAGATATTGAGTTAAAGAGGGCAAGGAAACAACAGATAACTGGTGAAAACGAGACGGATGAAGCGTTAGATAGACTGGATGCGATACTAAAGGAGATGCGGGACAATGCAGTTAAGCAAGAAGCAGAATGAATATATTTTACATGCTACGCATCGCTGGAACATTAAATCCGGAGCAGTTCGTTCCGGAAAGTCTTTTGTAGATACTGCTTATATCGTTCCGTTCCGGATCCGAGAAAGAAAAGGAAAGCCAGGATTAAATGCGATTCTTGGAGTGTCAAAGGCTTCAATCGAACGAAATGTATTACAGCCAATGAGAGAGCTGTACACGGATAAACTGATTGGAACTATCAACAGTATGAATATCGCAAGAATCTGCGGTGAGGACGTGTATTGTCTTGGAGCGGAGAAAGTCAGCCAGGTCGCAAAAATACAGGGTTCCAGCATTAAGTATTGTTATGGTGATGAGATTGCAAAGTGGAATCAAGATGTGTTCCAAATGCTTAAATCACGACTGGACAAGCCGTATTCGTGTTTTGATGGAGCGTGCAACCCAGAACAGCCAACACACTGGCTGAAAAAGTTCATTGATAACGAAGAACTGGATATCTATTTGCAGAAGTACACTATCTTTGATAATCCGTTTTTACCGCCTGAGTATGTAGAACAGCTCTGCAAAGAGTACGAGGGTACGGTGTGGTATGAAAGGCTCATACTTGGCAAGTGGAAGCGTGCAGATGGGGCAATTTACAAGCGTTTTGCAGATAAGTCAGAGTTGTTCTACTGTGAGATAAAAGACGAAATAGAGGGCAATACGGAGCGCAGAGAGTTTAAGAAAACAGATATTGTGTCGCTTGAAATTGGTCTGGACTTTGGTGGAAATAAATCCGGTCATGCTTTTGTAGCAAGAGGATACACAGATAATTACAGAGAAGTTATTGGTGTGATGAGCAGGCGCATCATGGTAGACGATTATCCGGAAGGGATTGACTCAAAGAAACTGACAGAGCTTTTTCTGGAATTTGTACAGGAAGTTATTGATAGGTATGCGGTAACGGATGGGCGAGGAGAATACATGCAGTACTGCAATGTTGAAACGGTATATTTCGACAACGCAGAATCTGTTCTGGGCGCATCTATTCGGAATAATGTAGAGACGAGATATCCTTGGATGTCTGTAAAGCCAGCAAAGAAAAAGGCGATTATTGACCGTATTCGCTGTACACAGATGTTAATGGGAGCAGGACGGTTCTTCTTAACAGAAGATTGCAAGAGCTTGGAGACAGCTTTTTGTGATGCGGTTTATGATAAAGAATCCTTAGTAGATGAACGGCTTGACGATGGAAGTACAGACATTGACAGCTTGGATGCGTTTGAATATACGATTGAACGAGATATGAAGTATCTGATTGATGAGGAATAGAAAATGTTTGATGGAATTAAGAATTTTCTGAGGAGGATAGCGAGAATGTTTGGCTATACGCAATTAAAAAGTATACTTGGTACGGATGTGGCATTATCGCAAGGAATGATTGATGCCATCAACGAATGGAAGTTAATGCTCGACGGAGCGGCAGACTGGACTAGTAGCGATGTGCAGTCTCTTAAGATAGAGCAAGGTATCTGTCGTGAATTTGCAGATACCGTATTAGCAGAGATGGAAACATCTATTTCTGTACCGGCATTGGACAAGATATATAAAAAACAGCTTACACTTTTAAATGAGCACTTGCAAGATGGTCTTGCACTGGGCTCTTTTTGTTTGAAACCATTGCCGGGAGGATTGGCAGAGTTTATTACTGCGGATAAGTTCATACCGATTCAGTTTGGAGACAATGGCAGACCAACTGATGTTGCGTTTCTTACGGTAAAACGTATCGGTGAGATTGATTATTATACGAGAGTAGAACGGCATACCATTGCAAATGGAGTGCTTACGATTTCAAACAGGTGTTATCATTCGCAGACACAGGCTGACATTGGACAGGAATGTTCTCTTGAAGAAGTGGGAGAGTGGCAGAACATAGAAGCTGGTCCGGTCAGTTATCCAGGAATGGAGCAAATGGATTTTGGATATTACAGGAATCCGCTTCGTAATAATGTAGATGGTAGTCATTGTGGTGTATCGGTATATGAATCTGCGAAAGAGCGGATTATGAAAGCGGATATTCAAGCGGCAAGACTTGACTGGGAATACAATTCCGGAGAACGTGCCATTCACGTAGATGAGAGAGCACTAAAGCAAAAAGGTGGACGTTTTAATCTGCCACGACTAAGCAAACGATTGTATCGTGGCTTAAATCTTGAGGATGGAAAAGACAAAGAACTGTTCCGTGAGTACTCTCCGGAAATGCGTGACGAAGCGTTTAAACGTGGCTTAGAAGAATATAAGCGAGAAATTGAGTTTATTGTAGGCTTAAGCTATGGTGACCTCTCAAACGTACAGAATGTTGAAAAGACAGCGGAAGAAATCAAGTCATCAAAGGCGAGAAAGTATAATCGTGTAAAAGCAATACAGGGAAAACTTCGGGACTGTCTGGAAGATTTTGCGGCAGGACTGGCATTTTATAATTCTATGTACACTTCCGGTTATGAGTTCTTCTGTGAATTCAGTGATTCCATTTTAACTAGTGAAGAGACAGAACGGCAGCAGGATAGACAGGATGTAAACATGGGTGCGATGACCTTAGTAGAGTATCGTGCAAAGTGGTACGGTGAAACAGAGGAAGAAGCCGCAAAGAAGATTATTGATGAAAGTGTAGACCCTGACCCGATTGAGGAGTAAGCATTTATGATGACACCAGACGAAAAAGGAACACTGCCACTTCGGACGGAAAAACTTTTTTATGATTTGCAAGACCGAATTTATGCGGATATTGTAAGGAGAATCAAAAAAACTGGTGAAATTACCAGCACGGCAGATTATCAGATAAATAAACTCCTGCTGCTTGGAAATAGTACAGAGTTCATAGAAAAGGAATTGAAAAATCTTTTAAATGCTTCCTATCCGGAAATTTGGGCTTTGTATGATAAAGTCTGTGACTGGGAATATGTCAGAAATAAAGATGCTTATGAGCAGATAAACGGTAATTTTATTCCGCTCGAAGAGAATGAGACAATTAGAAAATGGGCAGATGCAATTTCAAAGCAGACACAGGGAGAGATAAAGAATCTTACGCAGTCAATGGGATTTACCGTGCAAATGCGTGGTAAGAAAGTATTCACACCACTGGCAACGTATTACCAGAAGTATTTAGATTCTGCCTGTATGGATATTGTAACAGGTTCATTTGATTATAATACTGTCTTGAGGCGAGTCGTAAAAGAAATGACAGCTTCTGGACTGCAAACAGTGGACTATGCATCCGGATGGAAAAACCGTGCACCTGTGGCGGCAAGACGAGCCATTATGACAGGTGTTTCACAGTTGAGTAGTAAAATAAACGAAATGGTTGCAAAAGACCTGAAAACGGATAAATACGAAGTGACATGGCATGGTGGACACCGACCAGAACACTGGTGGGGCGGTAAAGTCTACAGCTACGATGACCTTGTAAGAGTGTGCGAACTTGGAGAGGGAAGAGGTTTATGTGGATGGAATTGTAAGCATAGTTACTATGCTTTTGTGGATGGTTTTTCTGCAAGGACTTATACAGACGAGCAGTTAGAAGAGCTGGAAGCAAAAGAGCAGGAAGAGCATGAGTACAAAGGCAAAAGCTACAATGCATACCAGGCATCACAGGCACAACGGCAGATGGAAACGACCATGCGGGCACAGAGAGCAAATATTAAGAACCTGAAACAGGGAAATGCAGACTTGGATACCGTGATAGCAGCTCAGGCGAGATATCTTAATACACTAAGTCAGTATAAAGACTTTTCAAAGAAAATGAAACTTCCGGAGCAGATGGAACGAGTGTATATGGATGGGCTGGGGAGGATGGCTGGTAGAAGAACTGTTCAGATTGCACCAAGACGTTATAAAGATAATGAAAAGAATTTTACTACTTTTGATGGAAGAAGTCCGCAAAAGGGGAGGGATATTATAAAGCCTCATAACATTATGAAAGAAATGAATAAATCTGAAATAGGACGAGAATTATTAGCATATATACAAGATAATGATATTCCTGTAAATATATATTATGGGGTGGATGTTGAACCAGGACGAGCAGGGACATTTGAATCAGGGACAATTAATGTATACGCTGATAATGTAAAGAAAGTGAAAGATGCAGCTCTTACTGTGATACACGAAGCAACACATGCTAAAATCAATAAGCCAAATACTAAAAACCAAGAATTAGAATGTTTTTTGAATGAATGCAGACATAGAGGTGAGAAATTGACAAAGGAGACGATTAAGGATACAATGAAATATATAGATGACATGTATCCATATTTGAAATGGGAGTGATTTTATGAATGATACTTTGCTTATGCCAACCCATGAACGCTTGAAACTTTTGCGTGAGGGGAAATGTGTATTATGTAAAAAGTGCAAAGGAAAGATGATAGCAATAGGAGATTGTAAAAAAACAAATACTTTTCAATGTGAAAAGTGTGGCAGTCAGCTAATTGTTGATTAAAAAGTAAAGAAATTATATCCAGAGTTACCATGGAGGTGACAAGATGAATCCTTATGAATTTAATGAATTTATGGAAAAATTAAGAAATGGCGAAAAAGTTATCTGTCCATGTTGTAAAAAAGGTGTAATGATTGCAGTTGGAGATTTTAAAACAACAAAAAGTTTTCATTGCGATAGTTGCAAAAAAGATTGAATATTGATTAATACCATCAGTTGAGCGACTGGTGGTATTTTTATACTATTTTTAAAGGAGAATTTGATGAATAGAAAGAATAGTTTTGAGCGGGGGGGGTAAAACTTAACCTTGTAAGCACTGACTCCATGAGAGGAGTGTTTTAGTGCAAAGAGATATGATAAGCGGTGATATGAGGTTTATTGGGACTAAAAAAGAAACGTTATATCAGATGTCAAAGAAAAGCAAACAGTTATTTAATGCATATAAAAGTTCCGAAACAGAACTTGGTATTAAAGAAAAAAAAGTAGATAAACAGGGATATTCCATTACACTTAAAGCAGAAATAGGGGCAAATGCAACAGCTTCTAGTAAAAAATTTGTAAATGTAGTATATTCAATACCATTGAAAAGAGTTATTGGAAAAACAGTAACTCTTCAATATGATGACTACAAAAGCAATGTACCAAATGAGAGTGCAGTCGTTGGAGCCGCATATATGCAAAATGGCAAGTATCGTTATAAGACGTTGATATCTACAGAAAAACAAAAAGCAATTACTTTATCTATTCCGAAAGAGGCTACGAATGTTAAAGTTAGACTTTTTGTAACAGAAAATACAGCCGGAAGTGTATTAGCAGGAAAATACGAGGCGACTTTTAAAGGTGTTATGTTGTCAGTGGGAAAAACAAGAAAAAAATGGGAACCTTATAAGGAGTAAAAAATGAAGTGTATTTTTAAAAGACAGGCAACAAGTGCGAATACTCCGATAAAATTGGAATTTGATGTTGCTGGAATTGAATACTTGGTTAAGAATTTTACTCAAGGCGATATTTATGTGGCACTTGAGGAGACATCAAATAAAAATGATTGTTTATTGATTCCGGCAGAATGTGCACAAGTAATTACTGCCAGAGCAGATACGAATTATCTTCCGACGATGAAAGGAATTATGACAATTATTCCAGAAGAGGCAGATGAAAGAGGTGTCGAAGTACAATGCCTGAAATGGTAGATGATACAAATTTTATAGGAATGAAACCAGAAAAGCTATATAAAATGAAAAAGTATAGTTTTGAAACGATATCTGGCAATCCAATAGTTTGTAAAGATAGTGTCAAAGTTCCGCTGAAAAACTTAAAGATATTCGGTAAGAACGTACAAGGGGACAACAACATTTGTAGCAGAAACAGATATGGAAGTGACTTATAAAAAAGATTAACAAAGACGCATTGATGGCGTCTTATTTTTATGCCTTTTTTCGGCAGGCATTAAAGAACCGGATATATCCCATACCGCTGAAAGAGCGGTCAATAAATGATTTCAGGAGGAATGTAGCATGAAAAATATCTATGAGATTCTTAAAGAATTTGGACTTGAACTTCCGGCAGAGAAAAAAGCAGACTTTGAAAAAGCATGGAAAGAAAATTATCGTACCAAAGCAGAGTACGATAATGCAGTTACAAAGAGAGATGAGTATAAATCTTCTCTTGATACTGTAAATGAAAAGCTGAAAGAATTTGACGAAGTGGACGTAAAAGACTTGCAGAGTCAAATTGCAAAGCTTCAGGATGATTTGCAGGCAAAAGATGCAGAATATGCCCAGAAAGAAGCAGAACGTCAGTTTTCCGGAGAATTAAGTGCCGCAATTAAGAAAGCCGGAGGTAGAAATGAAAAGGCAGTTATGGCAATGCTTGACATGGAAACACTCAAAGCATCGAAAAACCAGTCTGCCGACATTGAGGCTGCGATTGGAGCGGTAAAAGAGTCTGATGCTTATCTCTTCGGCTCAGATGAACCGTTTAAGAATCCAGTAGGTTCAACCGGAAATGGTGGCAGCGGCGGAGCAGATGAAGTGTCTGCACTTCGTGCGGCTATGGGACTTCCGGAAAACAAATAAGGAGAAGTTGAATGCCAAACGCAATTGAATTAAGAAAACAGTACTCAACCCTTTTGGACGAGGTCTACAAGTTATCCTCTTTAACAGCTGTGCTGGATGGAGCAAATAACTTGGTAAAAGAGGGTGCAAATGCAAACGAAATTTTGATTCCGAAAATGACTATGCAGGGTCTTGCAGATTATTCCAAAACAAACGGATATGCGGCAGGAGATATTACATTAGACTATGAAACTAAGAAATGTACTTATGACCGTGGTAGAAAGTTTGTTGTAGATGCAATGGACAATATCGATACAGCGAGTATCGCATTTGGTAAATTATCCAGTGAATTTCTTAGAACACAGGGTGTCCCGGAGCTGGATGCTTATCGTCTGTCTGCTTATGCACAGACAAAGAATGTAGCAACAGTAAGTGCAGATATTGCAGATGGAAAGGCAGGACTTGCAGCACTTCGTGAAGCAAGAAATCACATTGAAAATGCAGAGGCAAATCTTGCAACTTGTTACCTGTTCATTAATCCGGCACTTTATGGAATGATTGATGACTTAGATACAACTGCCTCCAAAAAAGCACTGGAGGGATTTGCAGGAATCGTAAAAGTACCATCGGGAAGGTTCTTCAATAAAGTAAAACTGACTGCTTCCGGAGCAGGTGGATTTACAAAAGATACCGGTGCACTTGCGATGAACTTTATTGTGATTGACAAACAGGCAGTTATCCAGTATCAGAAGCACACTGTTTCCAAAATTTTCACACCGGAACAGAACATGAACGCAGATGCATGGCAGTTTAACTATAGAACTGTCGGTATTGCAGAAACTTATGACAACAAAGTAGACGGTATTTATGTACATACAGCAAAAAACGCTAGTTGATGAGATTATGAAAGTAGATTATAGTTTTTATATTGAAAGGTTTGGAGGAAGTCAGGTGCCAGAAAGTGCCTGGCTTTCTTTGGAATTGAAAGCAGAAAAACGTCTGGAACATTTCAGCTTTGGAAGAATTGCATGTGACTGGTCAGAAAAAGACTGGGAACAAAATGCAAAGTATGCAATCTGTGAAATGGCTGAGGCAATGCAAAAGAGAAAGGTAAGAGGAAATATTGTATCGGAAAACAACGATGGATATTCCGTCAGCTATCAGACAGAACAGACAGAGGAAGAGTTTGAGAGTCGTTTATATCAGATTGCAAGTACTTATCTAATGTCAAGTGGTATTTTATACATGGGAGTGGATGAGGAATGATTGTAAATGCGGATATTACCCTTTACAACCGAAGATTAGATAAGACAACACGACAGTACATCTATAAACGTACCGTGCTTTGTGGTGTGCATTGGTACACAGACCAAAAGGTAGCGGTGAGTGATAAAGGCTTAGATAGTGCAGATTCGATAAAGATTCGTATTCCGATGGCAGAAAGAAGAGAAACGTTCTTAGAGCCGGAAGAATATGCAAGAAAAGAAGATGTGACAGGCTTTTTCACTGCTTCAAATGGGGATGTGTTTGTAAAAGGAATCTTAGAAGATGAGATTGCAAAAGAATCCGATTTAGAGAAGAAAGGCTTGCTGTTTGGAAGAATCTTAAGCCACTCAGACAATCGGAGAGGGTTAGAACCTCATATCCGGATTGGAGGCGCATAATGTCAAAGACAAGAGTGCGAGTTGAAATGGACGACGAACAGAAAGTCCTGTTAAAACGTTCTTTAAATAAAAATGGAGCAGGACAAAAGTTCTTCACTCATGAAGTGAGACGTTTGTGTGTGCCTTATGTCCCGAAATTAAATGGACCACTTGAAAATACAGCTGTAGAATCAACGACCCATATTACTTACGGTCAGCCTTATGCAAGACGTCAGTACTATGAAAATTCCGGAAAGAACCGAAGTAAAGCACCACTTGCTGGTAAAGAGTGGGATAAGCGAATGTGGGCAGACAGAGGAAACGAAATTGTAGAATCTACAGCAAAGTTTTGTGGAGGTAAAAGAGGATGAGTGTAATTGGTGCTATCCGAGATTTCATTGCAACGTGTCCGTACCTGGATGAGTTTGAAGAGACATTTTCAAAGGTAGATATTGATTTCTTGGAAGAGAATCCAACAAATTATATGGTTGAAGCGGTGCCAGCAGAGCCGATTGTAAAGCGGTATATAAATGGAGACAGCATAAGACGTGTTGCATTTCATTTTTGCAGCAGGGTGTTCTGGGGAGATATGGAAAATATTGATACCTCAGAATTTTACGAACACTTCCAGGAATGGCTGGAAGATTGTACACGAGACAGAGTTTTTCCCAAACTTGACAGCACAAAAGAAGCTCGTTCCATTCGGGCAACAACAAACGGTTACATGATAGATGCCGAAGCAAAGACCGCTCGGTATGCAATCCAGTGTGAATTTATTTATTTTCAAAAAAGGAGACAGTAAATTATGGCAGTAAAACAGAGATATCAGGAAGCGGATTACTTAAATGTAGGAGCAGGAACAGACCAGTACGTGCTCATGGGGACCGGATTTACAAAGGTTGATGATAGCCCATCCGCACAGACTACTTCAAAACGGTATGTAAACAATAAATCTACAACAAAGTCTATCGGCTCTTATGACTGGTCTGCTCCATTCGAAATGGACATGATTGAGACAGAAGAAGCAGTGAAATTTATTGTAGACATTGGTAGAAAAGAAAAGACAGGACCGGATGCAGAAGCGGAATATATCCGTGTAGACCTGGCAGGGGCAAAAACTGCAAATGGATATCCAGCAAGAAAAAGAAGTGTAGCGATTGAAGTAGCTGAATTTACAGACAATGATGGAGAAATTACAGGCTCTGGAAACTTACTTGGTAAAGGTGACTGGGTGTTTGGATATTTCGACCCTGAGAAGAAAACCTTTAAAGAAGATGCGGGGGAGTAAAATCCCTCTCTTCTAAGCTGACAAAGGCAGTAAAAAGAGAGGCAGTAAAGAATACTGCCGAATTAAAACAGGAGGAAAAGGTAAATGGAGATTAATGGGCTTACATTGAATCTGAATGTGTTTGAAGCAAATCAGGCACAGAAACTAATAGACAGTTATGAAAGTGTTGCAAACGAAGCAGAAAGAGCACAAGGAAAGAGTTTACCAGAACAGATTAATATCCAGTGCGAAGCTATTAAAGCGGCATTTGACTATATTTTCGGAGAAGGTGTTGGAACAGCTGTGTGCGGATATGAAAATGATTTATTAAAATGTATTGATGCTTACACTGCACTTTGCGAAGAAAAAAGAAAACAGGAGCAGGTGATGAATGAGAAAACGAATCATCTGTTAGCACTGTATTCGGAATAAAATATGAGTTTTTTGACAGAAAAACCGCCAGAAAATTTAGAAGTAAATGGTGAAAAATATCCAATCAATACAGACTTTCGTACTGTTTTACGCTATATGGAAGTGGTAGAAGATGCGGATGAAACGTTAGCAGACATAGAAAGATGCTTGCAGATTTTGTATAAAATACCACCACCTCGAAATGATATTGCAGAGGCTGTAAAACAGGCAACTTGGTTTGTAAAGTGTGGAAAGAAAGAGAAAAAAGGTAAGCCATCAAAGAAAATACTTGGAATTAACAGTAATGAAGCACTGAATTTCAAGGAAGATGCCTGGCTAATTTACTCTGCTTTCCGCAGAAATGATGTGTATGGCATTGATTTACATACCATTCAATATTTGCACTGGTGGGAATTTATTGCGATGCTGGATGATATTCCGGAAACCGTGTCATTGCATCGGATTATGCAGTATCGGATTATTGATACGACAAATAAGAGTCTGTCAAAGGAGCAGGTTGCTTTTTATAAGGCAATGCAGAGATATTATAAAATCCAACAGGTAGAGGAAAATGAAGAGTTAATCAAAGCCTTGAAAGAGGGCAGAGACCCCTCACCTTATCTTTAGGAGGTGAGAAGATGGCAGACGGTAAAATTGTAATAGAAACCGGTCTGGATACCAAGGGAATCGAAAACGGACTTGGAAAAATCTCTTCGTTGGCATCAAAAGGGCTTGCGACAGCGACAAAAACGATTACTGCAACATCTGCCGCCCTGTCTGGCATGGGTGGATATGCAATAAAAGTAGGCTCCAGCTTTGAAGCAGCAATGAGCCAAGTGGCTGCAACGATGGGAATGTCTGCGGAAGAAATCCACAATGGAAGTGCAGAGTTTTCTAAGTTGCAGGAAGCTGCAAAAAATGCCGGAGCGACAACAAAGTTCTCTGCTACACAGGCGGCAGAGGCATTAAATTACATGGCTCTTGCCGGATACGATACAAACAAATCAGTGCAAACTTTGCCAACGGTGCTTAATTTAGCAGCAGCAGGCAACATGGACCTTGCGACTGCATCTGATATGGTAACAGACAGTATGTCAGCCCTTGGTGATAAAGCTGGAACGGTCGAAAGCTTTGTTGACAAAATGGCGAAGACGTCTCAAAAGAGTAATACAAGCGTCCAGCAGTTAGGCGAAGCACTTTTAACAGTGGGTGGTACTGCAAAATCACTTGCTGGAGGAGTGACAGAAGCCAATACCGTGTTGGGAATCTTCGCTGACAATGGTGTAAAAGGGGCTAAACTTTTGGTCGCTTAGATAGAAATATCTTTGAAAAAACATTGGGTGAATTCGGTGAAACCTAAATTTATTTAATCGCCGTTTATTGCAATTATACCTAATTATGATAAAATTGTAATAAGAATAGACAAGGCAATACCGAGCTAAGCTAGGAGGGAAACCACTAGAAAGCGTAGAGACTAGATAAGAAGCTAACCAGAAGCACTCATTAAAAGAGTGCTTTTTGTATGCCTAATTATCCACGAGTGCCCAACATCTTAGCAAGTAAAGTTGAAGATGAAGATATAGTCCAACTCTAAGAGAAATCTTAGTTCTAGGATAAAGAGCCTAGACAATGAAGAATAGGAAGGTGGAACCGCCCTTAGAAATGTTATCTTAAGCCTATCCGCACCAACGGATACGGCGAAAAAGAAAATGGAAGAGCTTGGTTTGAATGTATTTGACGCAGAGGGAAAGATGCGTCCTCTAAATGATACATTTAATGATTTGAACAAAATCTTAGGCTCAATGAATGAGGGCGAGAGAACACAGGTTTTAAACACCATTTTCAACAAGGTCGACTTGAAGAGCGTCAATGCATTACTGGCGAACTCAGGAGAACGTTTCGACCAGCTGAAAGGTTATATTGAAGATGCAGACGGAGCAGCCGGACAGATGGCTGATACGATGCAGGACAACTTACAAGGAAAAATGACAACATTAAATTCTGCTCTTGAGGGATTAGGCATCGGAATCTACGAGAACATCGAAGATTCTTTGAAAGAAGCGGCAGAAGAGGGAATTGGTGCAGTCGGCAGGATATCAAATGCTTTGCAAAATGGTGGACTGGATGCGGCAGTAGAGGAAGCTGGTGCAGTGCTTGCGGATTTATCCGTTAAAGTAGCACAGTCTGCTCCAAAGATGGTCAACGCATCGGTATCTTTAATCAAAGCGTTTGCAAAAGGAGTTGTAAACAATAAGAGTCAGCTTAAAAAGTCAGCAACAGAGATTGTAAATGTATTAAGCACTGGACTCATTAAACTTTTGCCAAAGAAAATGCAGGATCCAGCCAAAAAAGGAATGGACGCTTTAAAACGGACGTTCGATGCTGGATTAAAAAGTATTGTAAAGATTGCAGAACCAAACGTAAGCGGACTTGGAAAAATATTCATTAAACTTGCTGACAATATGGATAAAATAGCACCTGTTACTGTTTCGCTTGTAGCTGCTTTTAAGACTTTTAAAACAGTCAGCGGACCGGTTACAACAGTTGTATCTGTAATTACGAAGTTAAGCAGAGTATCTTCCGAAGCTGGTGGAGTAATGGCTGCATTAAATGCGGTGATGAGCGCAAATCCAGCGGCAATGATTGCAATCGGAATTGGTGCACTGGCAGGTGGAATTGCCTTTCTTGCACTTAAATCAAATGAGGCAAGCAAAGAACAGGTTGCATTCCAGAAAGAAATTGATAACTTATCCGCTTCGATTGAGAAGAATCGAAATGAATTAGACGAGTTATCCAGTTCGATTGAAAGCACAAATAACTCAGCAGAAAGTTCCGCGGCTCCTCTGGAACGTCTGAAAGGTAAATTGTCAGAAGCCTTTGATGAAACCGGAAAGATGAAACAAGGCTGTGAACAGCTTGCAGGCTCTATTTTGAATCAGCTAAATGAGGCAATGGGAACAGAGTATTCCATTACCGCAGATGGATTTATTCAGAATAATGAGGGTGTGAAGCAGTCTCTTGGAGATGTAACACAGTCCATTGATGAATATGTGCGTAGCTTGAAAAAGAAAGCTGTGCAGGAAGCTGTAACAAATCAATATGCCGATAATTTGCAGAAGCAGTCTGAAATACAGGCAGATTTAACAAAAGCCCAGAAACAGTATAATAAAGCATTAGATGAGTATGCAAAAGCGTGGAACGGAAACGATGCTAAGGCATTTGAACAGGCAAACGAAAATCTTGAAAGCACAAGAAAAAATCTTTCAGAGGCGACAAAAGAAGCAAAGAAAGCAGAAGTTCAAACCAGTTCCCTGGACAAAGTTATGGATTTACTTGGTGAGGGAACACCAGAAAGTATACAAAAGGCTTTGGATGCTTATGCAAAGATTCCAACTGAATCAGATAAAGCAGCAAAAAGTGTAAAGTATAGTCAGGAAACAATAGAAAAAGCACTTGAATCTACTGACTATGCAAAAATGTCGCAAGGCTTCAGAATGGCGGCAGAGGAAATTAAAGCCTCTGGTGGAGAAATTCCAAAGACTCTTCAAGATGTAATTACAAATGCAATTAATAATATTGAAAAATTGGGTCCAGAGGGAAAAGAAGAATTAGCTTCAAGCATGAGTGAGATGATGCAAGGAATGAAAGATAAAGTTCCGGAATTTCAACACATCTCTTCTATGACCTCTGACGAAATCATAAAGACATTTGCCACCTACTTAAAAGATAGTGGTGCACTTGGTGATGTCGGAACAGAAGCAATCGAACAGTTGATTCAAGGCATTGATGAAGTTGATACGCAGACTACTCCTGCTCAGAAAGCAAGTGATGCAGTTGATTCCACAATCAATCAGCTTGAAACTGGTGAGGATTTTATTCGGACAGCGGCAGGAAACAGTGCAAGTGCAATTACACGAGGATTTACGGAAACAGATTATTCCGGAGCAGTGTTTGCGGCGGCAAAAGCGTGCGGAATGACAGTAGATGAAGTGCTTGCGCATCAGGAAGAACTGTATATGGCGGCATTAACAGTTGCTCAGTCTGGCGCAACTGGATTTACGGCGGCAGACATGCCGGCAGTGTTTGGCTCAAATGCATCTGCCGCCGCATCAGCAGCGAATACATATTTGTTGAGCAGTGCAGAATCTATGCAGTTGTCAGCATCGGCTCTTGGAAATGCGGCAAATACCGGAATCGTTGCCGGAAATATGCCAGGAACATTTTCTTCCCAGTCTCAAAGTGCAGTATCAGGGCTTGTAAATAGCTTGAACAGCGGGGCGGGTAGTGCTTCATCGGCAGCATCAGCTCTTGGAAATGCGGCGAAATCTGGTCTTGGAAATATGTCTGTTGCTGGAAACTATCAGACCGCAGCGACATCAGCAACACAAAGTTTTGCAAGGACATTATCAGCAGGGCAGGGAAATACAAAATCATCAGCATCTGCACTTGGAAACTCTGCAAAAACTTCCTTAAAAGGAACAAATATCCCGAGTAATTTTACTCAACAGGCAAAAACCGCAACAAATCAGTTTGCAGCTGGAATCCGAAATGGAACAAATAGTGCTTCGAGTGCGGCAAGAGGACTTGGAACAGCGGCAACGAAAGGATTGAGTGGTGTTAATGTAGCAAGTTCTGCAAAATCTCAGGGAAACAAGCTGGGTTCCAGTTTTGTAGACGGAATTAATGAAAAGAAAGGTAGTGCTTCATCGGCAGCGGCTTCTCTTGGAAGTGGAGCAAGAGAAGCATTGGCAAATAATTCTGGTGGCAGTTATTCGATTGGAGTAAACTTCTCAAATGGCTTTGCGAATGGTATTCGTGCGGGCGGTTATGGGGTTGCAAGCGCAGCGGCATCTGTAGCAAGTGCGGCAGCTAATGCGGCAAAGGCAAACTTACAAATTCATTCTCCATCACGAGTGGGCGGCTGGATTGGTAAGATGTTTGATTACGGTATCAGTGGAGGAATGGAAGATAATACTTCTGTTGTAACACAGGCTGCGGAAATGGTAACCGATGCCATGCAGGTGGATGTAAAGTCTCTGCTTGGAATGATGAGAGGAGCAGTAAGTGAAACAGTTTCCAGAATCACGACAAACAAAATGCTCGAAAGAGCACCACAGGCTTACGGACATGCAGCTTCTCAAAATACAGAAGTGAAACAGGAGATTAATTTCTATCAGCCAGTTCAGTCTCCAGTAGAGATGAGCCGTGCTCTCAGAAAAGAAGCAAGGAGGTTGGCATTAACTTGAATAGGATAGTGTTTAGCTTTTCGAAAGGAGAAGAGACGCTTGTACTAGATGAGCCAGATTTTGGTGTAACAGAATATTCCGGAATTGAAGCAACAGATTATGAACTGGAAAAAAGCGTAAATTCGAACTTTATTGGAGAACGGTTAAAGCGAAAAAAAGTTCTTTCAAGACCGATTGCTATTTCAGCGGATTATCTCGGAAACGAGGATAAATCCGATAAGCGTCAGGAATTAATCCGTTTTTTCAGTCCGTTTTCTTCCGGAATTTTAACGGTGAATCATCTTGGTGTGGAAAGAGAAATTGAATACGAAGTAGAAAGTTTTCGTTTTACAAGTCAGAATATTTATGATGTTCTTGAATTTGAAATAGAACTTTCCTGTATGGATCCAATGTTCAAGGACATTGTGCAGACTGGAGAGGCAATTTCTACATGGGTAAAAGGGTGGGCGTGGAAATTCACGCTCCCTTTTAAGCTCAAAGAGAGGGGAGAACCTAAAAAGAACGTCTTTAATTCCGGACATACAGAAGCACCTATTGAAATTTATTTTCACGGACCGGCAGTTAATCCTAAGATTACGAATTTGTCTACAGGAGAATTTATCCGAATTAAGAGGGAACTGACTTCGGATGATATTTTGTATATCAATACTGCTTTTGGACAGAAGAAAGTTGAAATTATAAGAGGTGGAGTAAGCACAGATGCATTTGATTACATTGATCTGCAGTCTGTATTTTTCTCCTTGCAAGTAGGTGATAACATGCTTGAATATACGTCTGAAAACGGTTTAGACCCTCAGTCCGTGGAAGTACGATACAAAAACAGATATATAGGAGTGTAAAATGGAATATTATGGATTTTTTAATGGGGGTACGGAATATGGGCAGGAAGAATTTAACCGGTATTTTGATAATATCTATGAATCCGGAATTGCAGTAAATTCTGATGGTTCTATGCAGTACCCAATTGCAATCAGTTCCGGAAAAGTGACGGTAGGAAAAGGATTTGCTATTTTAAAAGGTTTTTATCATTATAATGATTCGCCAAAAGAGTTCCAGCTTTCTCCGGATGTAAATTATTCAAAAAAATATAGAGTGATTTTGCAGTTGAATGTTGCTCAATCATCTGTGAGACTGCTTGTAAGAGCTGGCGGTGCATCCAGTGCTCCATCAACACCGGCGCTTACAAGAACGGATTCTATTTATGAATTGTCATTAGGACAGTATAGAGTGACTAAAAACGGAGGAATTACACTTGAAAGAGATGAGAGGTCGAATAATCTTGTATGCGGTGCAATTCGTCCAAAAACTTTAACTGCTTATAATGCCGCAATGAAAGAAAATCAGCGTCTGTTTGACGAGTGGTTTAAACAACAGCAAGGAACAGGATGGCGAAACATCTATACACAGAGCACAACACCATCAGGGGCGGTGAGCGGAAGTATATGGATAAACGAATTAACGTAAGATTTTTTGATAAAAACTTGAAATTTATCGGTGAACTGGATGCTTATGAGGGGTTGGAATTTATTACACGCTGGACAAAATACGGGACGTTCCAAATTTTTGTGTATAGAATTACGAAGCAGATGAAAATAGGGAACTATATTATGCTGGATAATGACAGGAAGAAAACTGGAATTATCAAGAGAATTGAATGTTCTGACGATGATAATTCTAGTACACCCGCAACCATCAGTGGATATACACTGTTGCATTTGTTAACGCAGCGTATAACGTACCCTCCGAAAGGGCTTGCATATCATAGTTTTCATGACACTGCAGAAAATATTATCTGCAGTCTAGTAAAAGCGAATGCCACAAATGCGACAGATACAAAGCGAAATATTCCATTTTTAAAGGTGAAAGCATCCTCAGGACGTGGCGACAGAGTGTATTACCAGACCAGGTATGACAATTTAGATGAGGCAGTAACCGCTCTATGCGAAGCATCGGGGCTTGGTGTGAGTATTTCACTAATTCCGGAAAACCAACAGCTTTTATTTGAAGTTTTAGAGGGAGTTGACCGTTCTGCGAATCAAAGCAATCGTCCACCAATGATTTTTAATGTAGATTATGATAATGTCACAAATCGGGAATTTATCTCAGATATTTCTGAATATAAAAATACTGCGATTGTAGCAGGACAGGGAGAGGGAGCAGAGCGCCGTATTCGTTATGTTGGAAATGAAAATTCTGGATTAGAGCGGTATGAGCTGTTTGTTGATGCAAGAGATATAGAAGATGATACAGCACTTCCAGATAGAGGAAAGTCAAAACTGGCAGAATGTGCTTGTAATGACACTTACTCCTCAGAAGTGGATTCTTCCCAGTATAAAATTAAATGGGATATCGGAGATATCGTTGTAACGGTTGACCGTGAATATGCAGTAAACATGAATGAGAGAATTGTTGAGACGACAGAGACTTTTGACGAGAATGGATATTCTATTTCACCGACATTTGGAACGACACAGAAAACCATCTTAGAAAAAATCTCAGATATTTCCACCACTTCTATGCAGTTGGTAGAGGGGATTCAGGGAATAAAAGGAGAAGATGGAAAAACACCTCAGATGATGATAAATACCGATGGACATTTGATTGCAATTTATGAAGATTAAAGGAGTAAATAATGAGTACAGTTGATTTAGGTAAAGTAATCGGTCCGCAGGGACCGCAAGGAGCACAGGGACCACAGGGACCTCAAGGAAAGCAGGGGCTAAAAGGTGACCCAGGAGAGCCGTTTAAAATCGCTAAAATTTACAAAAGTGTATCAGCCATGAACGCTGGATATTCTACAGATGGAGTAAGTGTAGGAAGTTTTGTCATGATTGATACCGGAAGTGTAAATGATGTAGATACCGGTAAATTATATTGCAAAAGTTCAAGTGCCTATACTTATATCGTTGACTTATCTGGTGCACAAGGTATTCAGGGACCGAAAGGTGATAAAGGAGACCAAGGCATTCAGGGACCACAGGGTATTCAGGGTGTAAAAGGTGACAAAGGCGATACTGGTGCGACTGGACCACAGGGACCGAAAGGTGATAAAGGTGAACAGGGTGTTCAGGGACCGGCAGGAAGTACAGAAAGTTATATTCGTTTTGAGAAGATTTTTACCTCTACAGAGGGACAGACTTCTTTTTCTTGGACAGATTATCAGTTTCCGTTAAAAAGAAATGCTCTGGAAGTATATGTTAATGGTGTACGACAGGATGGAACGACATTTACTGAAAACTCAGACGGAAAGGGAATTAAGTTAAAAGCGGGACTTCCGGCAGGGTATAAAGTACATATCTCCGGTTTCCAGATGGTAGTTGACTTACAAGGACCAAAAGGTGACAAGGGTGATAAAGGTGATACCGGTGCAGCCGGAGCGACAGGTGCAAAGGGTGCAACAGGTGCAACCGGAGCTAAGGGCGCAGATGGCGCAACATGGTTGACCGGAACAGCTGCACCATCTGCATCACAGGGAAAAGACGGAGATTTCTTCTTAAATACATCGAATTTTGATGTATATAAAAGAGCCTCTGGTGCATGGTCGAAGACCGGCAATATCAAGGGGGCAACAGGAGCTACTGGAGCGACAGGTGCAAAAGGCGAGACAGGTGCGCAAGGACCGATTGGAGCGCAGGGACCGCAGGGGGCACAAGGTGCAAAAGGTGTGAGTATGCGTTTGAAAGGCGCATGGGCATCTGGAACTGCTTATGTCAATGATGGGACGTATATTGATATTGTGACTTACAACGGCAGTACTTATGCTTGTGCAAAAGGTCATACTGCTTCTTCCAACATCGTTCCGACAAATACTACATACTGGACTCAAATTGCAGCAAAAGGAGCAACCGGAAACACTGGCGCAACTGGAGCAAAGGGAGATACCGGAGCAAAAGGTTCGACCGGTGTCAGTATGAGACTGAAAAATGCATGGGCATCCGGAACTGCTTATGTGAATGATACATCTTATATTGATATCGTTACATACAATGGCAATACCTATGCCTGTATCAAGAGCCACACTGCTTCTTCTAGTATCATTCCAACGAATACGACTTATTGGTTACAGATAGCAGCAAAAGGCGCCACCGGTGCAACCGGAGCTAAAGGAGATAAGGGAGATACAGGTGCAAAAGGTGCCACCGGTGCAACCGGAGCAAAAGGCGACAAAGGCGATAAAGGTGATAGCCCGACGTTTCAGATTGATTCGAATGGACATTTGATTGCAATTTATCCGTAAGTAAAATGGAGGTAAGAAATGGCAAGCACAGTTGATTTAGGTAGAGTAGTTGGAGCGACTGGACCGAAAGGAGATACTGGACAAAAAGGAGCAACGGGACCGGCTGGTCCTAAAGGTGCAGATGGAACAAAAATTTATACTCAAACATCTGCTCCGACCGTAGTCGCAACTGGAACTGTTTGGATTAATATATAGTAGGAGGTAAAAGAATGGCAATTAAGAAAGCAATTTTTAAAATTTTTAATGGAAGTACATGGGATGAATACCATCACAAAACAGATTCGGCACAGGTAGCACATACAAACTCAGATAATTCTACAACAACAGCGGAAGCGATTTTTAACGGCACGACAGCAAAAGCAACATTAGCAAGCGGAAGCACAGGAGATATCACACTTAGAAAGCATGGCAATATTGTGGTTGCATTAGGAAGATTAAAAACAAGCGCAACAGCGGCAGGTGCAACACTTGCAACGATTCCAGCGGGTTATCGCCCGAATCGCTATGTGCGCCTCCTTGCTCCTCGATATGATTTGCGCTACGGAAACATCGGAATTAATACAGATGGAGTAGTAGCTCTTGTGAATGACTCACAATTATCAGAGACTAATAAAGAATATTATATTAATCTTTGTTGGGTATTAGCATAGGAGGTGGCGCAATGCAACCAGAAGTTGTAGTTGCTGTCTGCTCCTTGCTTGGCACACTTGCAGGGTCTCTTGCGGGGATTATGACGGCGAATAAGCTGACAATGTATCGCATTGAACAGTTGGAAGAAAAAGTAAAGAAACATAATAATCTGATTGAGAGAATGGTAGTGGTAGAGCAGTCCACACGGTCTGCTCATCACAGAATTGATAGTTTGGAAGAATTAGAAAGAGAGGTTCAGAATGGAAAGAGTAATTAGTGCAGAGATGCTATTGCAGTATATGAGTTACTTGCTGACAGGAATCGGAGTTCTTGCTTTTTTGGTAAGTGTAATTGTACAGTCAATCAAAGAAATGCCGGGTCTTAAAAAGATTCAGACAAATGTCATTGCATTAGTCACAGCATTGATTTTGACACCAATTAGCGTAATTATCTTGTGCACTTACTATAAAGTAGTGATTGAGTGGTATTATATTTTTGCTGCCATGATTGCTGCTTTTATTGTGTATTTAGTAAGCACAGGAGGATGGGAACGGATTACAAAAATCTGGAACAGAAGTAAATACAATAAAAAATAAACTTAGAGGGCAGAAAAGCCCTCTTTTTTTGAAGAACAAAGAGGAGATTGGCATGAATATTATTGAAACAAATTTAAAGTTCAGAACTGCTTTGACAAATAGAAACAGTACAAACAGAATTATTATTCATCACGCAGAAGCTAGTCACTGTACTGCGCAGGATATCCATCAGTGGCACTTGAACAACGGCTGGTCTGGAGCAGGATATCACTTCCTTGTGAAAAAAGATGGAACTGTTTACAGATTGCGTCCAGAAAATAAAATAGGAGCACACGCATCTGGCTCAAATTTT